GCTTGGAAATTTTTGAGTGTTAGCTTCTCAAGCATGTCTCTTCTTCCTCTTTAGTCAAGTAGTGCCCAATAGGTCACTCTGGATTTCTTGAACATGCGAATATCTTCATGGATGTGTTGTAATGTAAGTGCTGCAACTTGAATTGACCAGCCCCAATCATCTTCCCAGGTAAGTATTTGTTGTTCACTTTCAGGGGGCAATTTATCAGATATGTGAAACAGATCAAGATTTAATTTGCGAGAGTTGTTTTGTGGTTTTTCAGTTTTTGTCTTTTTACTGCGACTGACTTTCCTCTTGCGTTTCTTTTTTAGATCGAAGCTCATTTTCTCCATCCATTTGTTTGAAGAATGAAGGATTGCACCATTCCAAGAAACTGTAGAAATGAAGGGCTGTGAATTTGTAGCTGGATTGCTCACAACCCTCTATGGAAACCGTAAGACTTGGTGGCTTGAGGAAGTGATACCGTTTCATTTTCACAAGCAGTGTATGGGGCAGTATGATCAATTCCTGCCGCTTGTCTCTCTTGGTTATCAGAACAGGATAGGTATTCACGGCCTGAGAGTCTTCCACAACTTGTTCCAAAAACTCTTCAAACTTTTGAAGAGTCCTATTTTTCTGTCCTTTTCTCATTGGAGGACGGTCAATGACATCCATTAAAGACCACTGGCCGTATCCCCGCTTCAATTCCAAAGTCATTATATTTGTGAGTGGTAGACCAATGGGATCAATGGCGCAGATATCGCCATGTGCTCCAAAGGTATGCTTTCCTTTGCGGGATCTGCGTTTGGCTCGTGCTCCGCTGTCCCTGCGCCAGAAAACATCCTCTCGCTCACCATTGGTCCACCACTTGGAGAGTGCGACAGGGATCTCTCTTTCAAATTGAGAGCCTTTTTTGCTGCTCATAGTCGTTTCCTTGTCGATCTGAAATTCGCTTTGTTTGGAACGGTTGTTGGGTAATCCCCTCTTGGACGAGGCACAAGTCGTGTAAGATTGGAATCTCTTGCTATCTTACGGATAATTTCTGAATCACCAGTTATAGGGACAATACATTCTTCTTCTTTTACTCCGTAAAGCTCGATAAGCTCTTTAGCTCCTACGTAATGCCAGTTTCCATCAGTATGAGAAACAATCCATCCAGGAATAACAACATACTTCTTCTTGTGGAAGTTCTTCATCAACGACCCTCCTTCATCTCCATATGACAGTTCTTGAAACGATGGCCACTATTACAGGGACAACGAGAGTTTCTTGTGATCCAGTTTCTTTCCATAGTTTCAAAAAGGAAATTCTGACATCTTTCTGACAGAGCATCTATATCAATCATTTTGACCACAGGCTTCAATCCTGAACGGCCTTTGAAGCTCTTTTTCCTGTCGATGCGCTCTTGTCGCTCTTTCCAAGTTTTCATCCTACTCATAAAAACACCCCTTGTGCTTAGTGTTAAAAAAGGGCTGAACCCAAAAGATCCAGCCCTTTTTGTTTGTCAGTTAGAGGTTGAGAAAACTACTCCTTGCGGTGCTGATCGTTGGAAGCCTTTCGGAATGTCTTGAACATCTTCTCCAGATTGGTGCTGTGCTTCCGGGCGCGACGAGCAGCAGAGGCGTTCTTGCGAGACTTGGCAAGCTCCTCCTTGAAAGAGGACATCTCTTCAAGGATCTGGTCAATGAGTTCCTCAGTCAGAGGCTCTTCCTGCTTCTTCGGAGCTTGCTTCGACTTCGTGGGTTGCTGCTTCTTTGCGGCTTTCTTCGGAGCAGCTTCCTGCTTCTTTGTGGGCTTCTTTGCGGCCTTGTCCTTTGCCATAGTGATTCCCTCCTTTGGGATTGGTTAGAGGTTTTACTGATTTGTGGGCCTGTTAAAAGTTATATTTGCACATTAGAAAGTAAGTTTGCAAGCCTTTCTCGTGATCTATTCATCCTGAAACTGACATCCCGCATTCTTTTTCCAATTTCTGTGTCTGCTCCTGGTGTTTCCTCGGTCAAGTCATGATGATCACTTGTAAAAGCTAAGGGACCTAGACGCTCCTCAAGTTCAGATATAACTTCATCCAATGCCTGTACATCTTTTTCTTGGTTTTCCAAAGCTGCCCAAATTTCTTTGCCTTCCCGCTCTACTGCTTTTCCCTTCTCAACAGACATGATTCCCTCCTTGGGATTGTGTAGGTTTATTGAGTGTTACCTACCTTAACGTATTCTCCTCGTTCCATTTTGACGTATCCATTGTCTTGAAGCCATTCTTCAAATTCAAACAACAAGCCCTCAACTCCTCGATACATCAGAAGAATTTTCAAGTCACCCTTTTCTTCCAACTCTTTCAGAAACTTTTTGTAAAGAAGCTCCCCCATGACTCCTCCTTACTTGAAAAGTTGACGGATTTGTTCTTTGTTGTCGTCTTTACGAAAGTGATTCAAACCATAGTCTCTACAAAACCGCAAAAACTCTCTCATGTCAAACTCATTTTCTTTTTCTTTCAGAGATTTTGTTCCTTCAAATGGAAGAGCAACTAGCTGTTTGTTGAAGTCAATGAGTTCTCTGTTTTCCTTGATGCGTTGATAGGTTTTTGTTGTTTTCTTCATATCCCCTTTGAGATATTTGATTGCTGTCTTTTCACCCACCCCCTGAACACCAGGAATATTATCGCTGCTACATCCTGCAATTTGTTTTACTGAAACCCACTCAGGAGGTGTGATTTCATAATTCTCGATGAAGTGGTTTTTGTCAAGAATTTTATCTTTTGCTGGATTGAAAATGTAGGCCCTATGAAGTAATTGGAGCATGTCGTCATCTGCTGTCACAATATATATTTGCTCTGAAGAGTTGTCAAACACATATTTTGCAATTAGATCATCTGATTCGTATCCAGTTTGGATGAAGTTGTTGTTAAAGCCAATGCGGGGCAGGATTTCTTTTTGCAGTTGCTTGAATTGCTTGAAAGCTTCTTCCCATTCACGCTTCTCTTCTTCGGTCTGGTTGTCTTTTCGCTTTTCCTTATAACAGGGAAGAATCTTTTTACGCTCTGATTTTTTACTATCCCAAGTGAACAGTATTTTATCTGGTTGGACTTTTTTGGCACATGTAATCAATTGGCTGATAAAACCAAACATTACTCCAGTCGGTACGCCATTATACTCAAGATTTCCTGTGGTGAGTTTGGATTTATAGCACAGATAATTGGAATCCACTAACATGACTTTCATCACTCATCTCCATGAGCCGCTGCTGTTATATAGAACATTCTCTCTTTCCACTGAGGGTCATCTTGGTTATAGTCCAGCTCCATATAAAAACCCTCAAATTCGTGTGGAAGAGTAGTGCATTCGCCCTTATCAGTGAATCCAGCATGGCAAAGTTCATGAAAAATCACACGCTTTATATCTTCCTTTTTAGCGTGCTGAACAAGACCCTCATCCAAAATCATTATGAAATGCCAGCCCTCAAAAGCGTTCTCCTCAGACTTGGAAAGAAATTTGTCCATGTCATTGGCTTTCTTCATCTCTCCAAGCCGGTAACGGCCTTGAGTTTTCTTTGGTTTTGTGTCCAGGATCACTTTAATATTAACACTATTTAGATGGGAAAACTCTTTTCTGATCATGTTAGACACCATGCGCCGTATACGCTTGTCAGCGTCTTTGTATCTAGTTTCCATGATTTTTCTCCTTGTGGACTGTTTCAGCCTTTTCTTCAATGAGGTTGAATATTTGATTGACAGACATATTTCCTATTTCTTTTGAGGATAGAGTGGTCATTAAAGAATCGTATTTATTTAGGGCTACGGACATTTCTATTGAATTTTCTTCGGTAATAGGAAACTTACTGTCATCATCAATGACCATCTTAATGTATCCAAAATCAAAAGTATGGCTCATTATAGCGTAGCAAAGGTCAATGTCACTCAAGTAGAATAAGAAAGCTATTCTTTGGCCATCTGAAATGATTTTATGCCTACTGTCTTTTCCAAAATGGATTGTAGTGCTCATCTCTTTTTCCTCCTTCTTAATTTGACACACTTGAAAATTGAAAGTCCGCGAAACCTATGATTTGTAGACCTCCAAACTCCAATTGTACCCACAAGCTTGATCTGATCTTTTCGGTGCATTGGGTATGCTTGATCTAACCATGCGATATAGCCATCGCGTTTTAATATTGGATAACATTGTTGGATTACTTTGTTTCGACTTATTAGAGAAGTTCCATAGTGCTTTGCATCTTCTTCCGTGTAAGGAGGATCTGCTACTATGAGATCGAAAGTATTACTATAAAAATAACTGGATAAATCATGAGCGTCGCCACACACATCAGGATCTAAATCACTGCGCCTATCAAAAGTAATTTCCTCGCCATTCCATGCTCCTTTGCCCACCATTCCTGAGAAGAGATGCAGTACTTTTTTTGCATCTGGAAATAAGGCCGCTATTCTTTCCACAAAGCCTGGAGGATACTCACCGTAATAACCACTCTTGGATTTGAAATTATTCCCTATCATCCAAACACCATGAACCCACCCTGTCTTGGGGCAGACAACTGGTGCTGGATATTTAGGAAACTGTTTCTCGTAGTTTTCTACATTCAAAGTAGCCATTACTCAAACCTCTTTTTCCTAGATTTAAGCCTCAACTTGTCTTCGATATCTTTCCAACACTCATGAGTAATTAGCTGCAATTCTGTTTCCAGACCATTTTCTTCCACATATTTTATGAGATCGTCACGAGAGCCTTTGAAATTGAATTCTTTAGCATTTATCTGTCCATTACTTTTGCTCCAAAAACTCTCATCAACTAGATAATCAATATTAGATCCTACATCATCAATACCAAGGTCATAATAGATTGGCATGGAAGGCACATTACGGGACTTGCCTGTTTCTCTGTTCTTATCAACTTTTCCGTTGCAGTAAATGCCAATCTGTCGCTTCTTGCCCTTAACTTGGACTTGTATCTTAGATCCAAGCATCAACCAAATTTCTTGCCAAGAGTAGTGACGCAATGCTTTCCCACCAGCACGCCTTCTCTTGGGAGCAAAAGGATTACCAGTAGTGTCCATGTTATCCCGGACTTGAGACACGACAACGAGTAGAGAATTTGTCTTTTTTATCTGTGCCTTGATCTGCCGGAGTATTTGATTGGAAACGATGTTCTTGGCCTGTCCATAAGTTCCAGATGTCTCGTTTCCTTTTTTCCTGCTTTTGTTTTGCTCCTCAGCTTTTTTAAGGTCAGCGTCAGCAGAAAGACCGTCAAAGGAATCTAGGATGTAAATAAATGGCTTTCCAGCTTTGATGGCTTCCCCAATGTGCATTTGAAAATCTTCTACGGTGTCAGAACCTTCTTCCTTTTTACTTGGAGATTCGATCCTTTTGGCAGTGCTTTCACCAAACATTTCCTCAGTATCGAAGTCTGCTCCACACTCAGCGTCATCAAAGATAAATCTGTAATCATCAAACTCTTCCATTTGATTAGCGGCAGCAAAGGTTGTATGAGCAAGGAGAGACTTTCCGGCAGAAGAGTCTCCGATTAGATTTACGATTGTGCCTTTTCTGTATCCACCGAAAGGATTGTCAGCGAGAGCATTATTGAGTCCAGTGCTTCCAGTTGGAATAAGCTGTTCCGGTTTTTTCACGCTGCTTTTTTTGGATCTTGTTTTCTTCCTGCGTTTCTTCTCTGCCATAAAAATCTCCATGTAATAAGGGGCGGCATGAAACCGCCCCTTACTTTGTTGATTCTACTCTTCGTCGTCGTCCTCATTCTGCTGATTTGCGTCCTCACAAGCAGTCCACAAATCACAATCCTTACACTCATCGAACTCGTTGGTATCTACACCAAACTCCCCACCGGCAGGGCACTTATTTTTGCCCTTGCCCTTTTTCTTTTTTCCAGTGGGCTTTCTACCAGCCTTCTTGGACTTGTTCTCTTTCTCTTCTTCATCACCATCATCATCATCGTCATCGTCGTCTTTCTTTTTGGACGACTTTTTGCCTGAAGAAGATTTCTTCTTGGCAGAGGAAGACTTACCCTTCTTTTTAGGCTTCTCCTCTTCTTCCTCTTCCTCCTCTTCGTCTTCAGGCTCTTTCTCTTCAGATTCTTCGTCCTCAATGTCCTCAGCACCAGCAACGAGCTTTGTCAGTTCATCAT